AATGGATCTTTTAGAATTAGAGCAGAGATGACATCTTCTAATTCTCATGTTACACCTGTTATTGATATTGATCGTTTAAATTTAATTTCTGTCGAAAATTACATTGACAATGGTGGACTTTCAAATTCAGATATGTCAATAACAACCAAAGGTTCTGGTTATGCGAATGTTATGGTATCTGCATATACTGCAACAATAACAAGTGGTGGAAGTTCAAATTCTGCAACAGCAAACGTTCATGTTGAAATGACAATGAACGTTAATTCAAATTCTACTACAATAACAAGTGCCAATGGTGGATATACGGTTGATAGTACCAATCCCGGAGCATTTGTTGTTGGTGAAGCTGTGATGTGTAATGTTGCAACAGTTGATGTAAACGCGAATAATAGTGGTATTTATGGTATTATTTCGGCTGTCACTCACTTGGAAGGTAATGTATCAAAGAACGTTTCTTCTGTTACTATTAAAACGAACGCAAATAATAAAACTATTCCTACTTCTGGTACTGGAGGGTTTTCCAATGGTTGTTTTATTTGGGCAAATCCAAATGCACAAACGAATTCGGTAAGTGGATTCGCTGGAAGTAATACTACGATGAAGGTCTTAGTTGCTAATGGATATGTTTCGAATGTTGTAGTAGTTGATTCTGGTTCAGGATATACTCAAAATCCAACAGTCACAATGTCGACCGTTACTGGAGCCGGATCAATTAATACAGCAGTACAATGTACAGGAGAAGAAAGAAATAGTGGCGGCCCAATATCAGCAAAATATATTTCACGAAGGGTCACTCTTAAAGATGGTTTCGATGCATCAGATCTAAAAATTATTATAAATGCATATAAGCCATTAGGTACAGATGTTCATGTATATTATAAAGTTAAGAACTCAGATGATCCCGATGACTTTGATTTGAAAAACTATATATTAATGACGCAAGAGACTTCTTCTGGAACAATTTCTAAAGGAAAAGAAGATATTCAAGAGTTCATTTATCAAACGCCCGCAGAAACCGCAGCATATACATCGAATAGTGTACGATACGAAACTTTTAAAACGTTTGCAATTAAGATAGCATTAGTTGCAGATACTACCTACGATATGCCAAGAGTAAAGGACATGCGAGCAATCGCATTAGATTAATATGGGAATTGTACAAACAGAAGATTCCAGATTTATGAGGGACACCCATTCGAAGGCATTATTGAACACAGATTACAATGCTTTACAACAACATAGACGAGAACGAATGTATTTTCATAAACAACAAAGTGATATAAATATATTAAGAGGTCAAGTCGAAGAACTCACAACAATAAGAGTAGAAATGCTTGAGATTAAAACTCTTCTTACAGAATTTTTAAACAAATAGGAGTCATAAACCATGAGTGCCAATGTCGCATTAACAGATACCTTTGACCAATGGAGAGTCAAGACAAATGAAGTTGTGGTCATGACACAAGCTGATGGAATGAGTAATTTCATCAAAGTGCTAGATACTACAAATTCAACAAGTAATACTACTGGCTCGATTATCACCGCAGGAGGCTTGGGTATCACCAAATCGGCAGTGATAGGAGAAAATTTAAGAATACACGGGAATCTTATAACAGATGGAGATACTACAATAAGTGGTAATCTTATTTTTGGTGATGCAACCACAGACCAAGTAACATTCACCGCAGATATTAATTCCAGTTTAATTCCAAATGCCAATCTTACTTTTAATATTGGTAATACTACAATGCAATGGGCAAATGCTTGGGTAGGTCATGCAGGTATAACACAAAAGACCGATTCAGGAAAACCCGCGATTTCAGTTACTTCACAAGATGTAGATCAACTTGCAGTAAGTATTACTGCTAGTCAAACTACCGCAGATGTTCTTGATATTGCAGCCGATTCAGTAACCACCGGTAAAGTTATTGATATTACTTCTGATGCACTCACTACTGGTTCAGCACTCTATATTGATTCAGACTCTGCTGCTACTGATACTAGAAGTATTGCAGAAATTATTCAAAATCATGCATCAGCAACAGGATCAACAGCACTTACAGTACGAGCAGATGCAGGAAGAGGTTTATTTGTTGATGCTGATCTCGCCGCTGGTGGATATGCACTTGAAATTGATTCAGAACAAACTACAACTAATACTGCTAAGATAGCTTCTGTCGGAACTTCTGGAACAATGTTGGAGATATCCCATGTTGGTACTTTAACAGGAAAAGTTATTGATCTTACCGCCGACTCTGCAACTACTGGAACTGGTTTTTTCATGTCAATGGACGGATTGACTTCTGGTAAAGCAATTGATGTTACAACTTCTGGAGTACTTACTGGAAAGGTCATTGATATTACTGCAGATGCCGCTACTACTGGTACTGGTATTAATATGTCAATGGATGGATTAACTACTGGTTCAGCTATAGTTGTTGATAGTGATTCTTCAAGCACAGGCACAAGAAATATTGCAAGTATAACACAGAATCATGCATCAGCAGTAGGCTCAACAACTCTCGCATTGGTAGCAGACGCAGGAAGAGGATTATTCATTGATACGAATCTTGCAGCTGGTGGTTATTCTTTAGAAATTGATGCAGAACAAACTACTTCAAATACAGCGAAAATAGCAGCTGTCAGTACTAGCGGAACAACATTAGAAGTATCTTCTGTTGGTGTTTTAACAGGAAAGGTCATTGATATTACGGCGGATGCTGCCACTACTGGTAAAGGTATCAATATGTCAATGGACGGATTAACTACTGGTTCTGCTCTTTATATTGATTCGGATTCATCTTCTACATCAACGAGAAGTGTTGCATGGATAGGTCAAAATCATGCATCAGCAGTAGGCGCGACCACAATGCACCTTATGGCCGATGCCGGTAGAGGATTATTCATTGATACGAATCTTGCGGCCGGTGGATACTCACTTGAAATTGATGCAGAACAAAATACTACAAATACAGCAAAAATTGCAGCCGTTAGTACTAGTGGAACAACATTAGAAATATCCTCTGTTGGTGTATTAACAGGAAAAGTTATTGATATCACCGCAGATGCCGCTACTACTGGTATTGGTATTAATATGTCAATGGACGGATTAACTACTGGTTCAGCTTTGGCTATCGATTCAAATTCTGCTGATACTGGAACAAGAAGTTTAGTAACAATCCATAATAATCACGCATCAGCAACCGCCGCCGTTCCACTTGTAGTAACACAAGATTCTACGAATTGTGTAGCGAAATTTAGCGGAACATCAACAATAGTTGTTCCAGTTGGAACATCTTCCAATAGAGGCCCCTCAGTACAAGGTGGAATAAGATTTAATACTACAACAAGTGGTTTTGAAGGATATAGTGGATCAACATGGGCAGGTCTTGGAGGACTTATTGATGTTGACCAAGATACAAAAATTCTTGCGGAAACATCAGCAGGAGCAGATAATGATGATTTAGATTTCTATACTGCTGGCACAAAACGTATGTCAATAGATCAAGCTGGTGTATTAACACTTGGTGTGGATGACACAGGATATGATGTTCAATTTTTTGGTGCTACAGCTGGAAAAAGTCTTTTATGGGATGAATCAGCTGATGAATTAGTAGTAACAGGAAAAATAACTAGTAAGAAGGGTCACGCATATCATAACGCTACACATGCAGCAATCGCGTTTGGAATGTAAGCTGTATAAATAGTTAAAAATAATAAAAGCATAAATAGTATTGAATAACAAGATAGAGGAGAATATAAATGGCAATTCCATCAGGATCTGGAACAGAAGTCCTTAAAATGGACCCATATACAGTAACGGGTACAGGAGATACAGTAATACTCAATGGGGCCGCAAATCATATTTATACGATTATAAGTATTACTGTTTGTGAAACTGCTGGCGCAGCAGAAACTTTCGATTTGTTTGTAGACTCTGATGGGGGCGGAACAGATTATGAAATTCTATCAGATCAAGCAATAGGATCACACAAAACTTTTATTTTTAATGACCGCCTGGTGTTGAGTGGTCTGGATGAACTTAATTTTAAATTAGCTTCTGCGGGGGATGTCGATATTCTCGTAAGTTACATTGATCAGGACTGGAGTTAATAAATGGGAAGAACTAGCGGTATAATAGGAACAGAAAGTGGATCAGGACAAGTCGATGCCTCTACATCTGCGGTAATATTTAAAGCTGCTATAAATAACGCCTCATTACCTTCAATAAGTACATCAAGTGTACCTGTTGGAAGAACTTGGATAGCACAAGGCGTTTGTAAATTGGTAGAAGCTCTAGAAACTACAGGCTCAGCATCAGTTGCAGGAACCTCAATTGGTTCTGCTACTGCAATATCCAGGTTTGCAGCAGAAGGTGGTGCAGATAGTGGTACTGATGGTGCAGCAGATAGTGGTGGTACTGGAGGAAGTTTTTGGCAATGTGGATGGATACCTTATATATGTGCTAGATATTGTTCACATTATTGTGCAAGATATTGTGCACACTATTGTGCTAGATACTGTGGTATAGGTGGATATGGATACGGGTTTGGATATGGATACGGATTTGGATATGGATACGGTTATGGATCAGCAAGGGGATTTTCTGCTACTTGTACGGCTATAGGAGTACACGGCTCCGCGTCTTGGACAGAGATAGTACCTGCTGGATTTACTGTCGTTTCTTGGTTGTACTATGAAGAAGAAACATGCTAACAGTTAAAATGAGGAAAAAATGACAGGAACAGTAGACCACCGCGAAGGTGTAGTATTTAAGGCCTCTATAAATAGTGCAACATTACCTACAATTGCATCTACTACTACGGTCCCGAATGGAAAAACTTGGTTGGCACATGGTGTTTGTAAATTATTAGAAGCTAGAGCAACAGCAACCGGAGGAACAACCGCAACCGCGATTGGATCAGCCGCTACTCATGGCCGATTTGCAACAGACGGTGGTGCAGATAGTGGTACTGATGGTGCAGCAGATAGTGGAACTACAGGAGGAAGCCTTTGGAATTGCGGGTGGATTCCCCATATATGTGCAAGATATTGTGCTCATTACTGTGCAAGATACTGTGCCCATTACTGTGCAAGATATTGTGGTATAGGTGGTTATGGATACGGTTTTGGTTACGGATATGGTTTCGGTTATGGATACGGTTATGGATCTGCAAGAGGTTATTCGGCTACTTGTACAGCTATAGGAGTACATGGGTCCACTTCTTGGACTCAAGTAATACCTACTGGATTTACGGTTACTTCATGGTTATATTATGAAGAAGAATCTAACAGTTAATAATAAAATTAAGGGAAAATAAAATGGCAGAGGACACACAATCAGATGGCAAAAATTTCATGTCTGATATCAGATATAAAATTATGCTTCGCGCCCAAGCTGAGTTAGAAATGACACAATCCATAGTGGATTCAGATAATCCCTGGGAATGTACTGCAGCAGAATTAACCGCTTGGAAGGCTTATCGAAAATCTTGGACTGCAATTGCTAAATCTGATTTAGCAGATGTACACATCGTTATGCAAAATGACATGATGTTAGGTGGTATAGACATACCGGAACTTCCAGATGGATGGGATTTTATTGTACGATCAGATGATGATCTCCCGCCCGTATTAACTAGAAAAAATGTAGACGGCTATCTTCCGGAATCAGAAGATCAAGCTTCAGTAACTCAAGATCAATCCGGCGTATCTGGCTAAGATTATAACATATAAGAGGAGAATTTAAAATGGCCGAACCAGCTTTAGTTGAATGGAAAATAGATAAAGGGTATGTTTTACATATGCTATTACATATAGCAAGGAATGAAATGAAAAATAGTAGAGCTTTCATTGCAGATGATAATCCCTGGGGATGTACAGAGGAAGAACGTACTGCGTGGACTACATATCGAAAAGCGTGGTTAGCTATTGCTAATGGGTCGAAAAAGTATATCAATTTTACCGGTACTGGTGAAGATATAGTAGGAGTAACTAGGCCCCCTATGCCTACAGGATGGGTCTGCATAATGAGACAAATAGGTGAAGTTCCCCCTTTAACATGTAGAATTTCGGATTTTGATATTTTTGATCCTACTCTTCCTGCAGATCCAACAGGATTTAGAGAAAAGAAAACGCAACCGAACACTGCTCCTGATGGAACAGCACATAATATTTCCAATGAATTTATGAGAGAATCTGAATAATCTTTATTTAAATTATGAAAAATATTTTATATTATTACCACGATTCGTGTGGTATAGGTGATTTCTATCTATTGTTCCCCTTATTTGATGCATTAAGAAGTAAATATAAAGATGATAATATCACGTTATTATCAACCAATTCAATAAAGAGTATTGCATATAATAAAAAGTGGTTTGATAATTATATAAACATCTTTGAATCTGAATATCCCATAAATCGTTTTGATAGAGTTTATAACTGGGATGTTCAAAAACACGGCATTACTTTATTCTATCCCCCCAAAAAACATTTCTGGGAAATTGTTTCTGATAATTTAGATCTTACATTAGATAAAGATAACTTTCCTGATATCTTCCATTTAAATATAACTGATGAAGAAAAACATCAAGTAGATGAATTTTTAAATAATGATATCTACTTCTCTTCTGGAAGTTTCCAACCAGCCAAAGGCCCCAATATAGTTTTACATACAGGACATTCTTATAAGTTTCCTTATGGGAAAACTCCTAATTATGAGTGGTGGAATGAGTTAACAACAAAATTACCTAATGCAAATTTTATTCAGGTCGGAACAAAAGAAGAACCACCTCAAGACAAACCTTCAAGAATAGTTCCAGATTTTCATGTTCAAGCTAAAAATTGTTTTGACTTAAGAGACATGATTAATATTAGACAAGTTGCATATTTGCTTGAATGTACAGACACATTTGTTGCTATCGATTCAATTGTTGCTCACGTATCATTACATTCAAATAAAACAGGTATTGTGTTGTGGGGTAGTTCTAATCCTAAAACACATGGACATGAACACAATATAAATTTAGAAGCAATACGGCATTGTGGTCAACCGCCTTGTATTGATAAAGGAAGTTTCTATGTTCCAGATGATCTAAATCAAAGATGTTGTCTCATGCCAGAAAATGCCAGAAAAGATGTTTGGCCTCTTGTAGATGAAGTAGTATACGAAATAAATTCAATATTATGAAAAACTTATATGTCGTAATGGGAGGATTGGGGAAGGCCTTACTTTGGACTTCTTTAATTCCTAGTCTTTGTAAGAAAGATGGAATTGACAAAATCTCTGTAATGTCGCCATGGCCTTTCCTTTTTGAAAAACACAATCTAATAGAGAATCATGAACCTCTTTTAGATTTTAGATATTTCCCCCAATTAGAAATATATGATAAAATCATATATCATGAACCTTATCTATCAGATTATTTAAAAGAAAGAGATCAACACATGCTTGATAATTGGGCAGATGCTTATGGTATAGAAAGAGTACCACCACGCCCAAGATTAGATCCACCAGTCGGTGTATTTTCCGGATTACGGATAACAGGAAACGAAAGTTTTGAATTAAGTGAAAAATTAAAAAATTCTTATTATATAATACAATTTACTGGTGGAATGGGGAGACAAGGTGAAAACCAGCTTTGTCCAAGAGATTATAGACCAGATTTAGTAGAAAGATTAAATAATAAAATAAAAAATGAATTTAATTTAGATTGTGTTTGTTTTAGATATGAACATGAACCTAGACCATCAGGTACTATAACATTTAGATCTAAAATTGAATCAGGGGTATTAGCAATCTTACCCTTAGTAGTAAAAGCAAAATTTGTGATATGTATAGATTCCGCTCTAATGCACTTTGCCGCCTGTGTAAAAGATAAACCCACAGTTGTTCTTTGGAATACAAATCAAACCACACCTAATAGAATTGGTTATAGATTTCAAAAAAATATTCTCTGTGATACTGAGCTGTGTATTGATACTCCGGCCAATGAGGTGTTTGATAAGATATTAGAAATTATGAAATGAAAAATTTATTTGTTGTTGTTGGTGGACTAGGGAAAAATATAATATGGACATCACTTATAGAACAATTAAATGTCAAATGTGGGGGAAATATTTCTGTGATGACTCCCTGGCCTTTTGTATTTTATAATAATAAAAATATAGATCACATAGAACCTTTAAGAGATTTTCCATTTAATGAACAATTAACAATATATGATGATATAATTTATCATGAACCATATTTTTCTGACTTCTTGAAATATAAAGATAAACATGTATTAGAAAGTTGGGCTCAAGCTTATGGAATCGAAAATGTTATAAATAAACCTTACTTGAATCATAATTTGGATATCGGCCAGGCGCATAAATATCTAAGTAGTGAGTTATTAAATGATTATTGTATTGTACAGTTTTCAGGAGCCCCCAATTATTATGATGCAAATTTTGGTGATAACAAAAACAATATAGGTAAACGAGATTATCGACCAGATTTGGCTGAAAAATTAGTTCATAAAATTAAAAATAATTTGAAATTGGATGTTATATGTTTACGGCGTGATGATCAATATAAACCTTCTGCAGCAATAACATATACATCAAAAGATGAAGAAGGGGTGTTAGATATAATACCTTTGATAGCTGGGGCTAAATTTATAATATGTATAGATTCCGCATTGATGCATTTAGCGGCTACTACTAACAACAACAAAGTTATTGTATTGTGGAATGAAACTCAACAAAATCACAAAAGGATAGGGTACGATTTTCAAATAAATTTATCATGTAGTAATGATATGTGTAATGATATTTCGCCCGATATAATTTTTGATACAATGGAAAACGTATGATTACAATACATGATCTTTCTGAAATATTTAAAACTTCTTATACAGAAGAAGATCTTTATATTGAATATTTTGATAATGATAATTGGATTGTTGAAGTAGAAAATTATTATGAAAATATAGTTGATGTTCTTACATACGTAGAATCTTGTAATTATACTGATCATAAAAGTATAATTCAAATGCAAAATATAATAAGAGCGTTTGCTCCTATTGCTAATATTGATGATTGTATGTTAGAGTATATTTCTACTCAAGTAGGTAGGAAGATTGTAAGGGAAACGGCAATGCCTTTTCCGCCTACCACTAATAACTTAGATTCTTTAGGAATATTTACTATAATAACTCCTGAAATATTCGAAAAAGCTGAACAAGAAACTAATAATTGTGTTCCCCCACATCGCGACGATTTTGTAAACGGCCAAATTTATTTGTCTGGCGGATGTGGAACATCATTTTATCAATATAACGGAGAGGAGTTACCAAACTTAACTAGTGTTCCTAGTGGAAAACCTGAAACCTCTCAAGATTATGAAAATTATTTAGATAAATATTATACTGAAGTATATCATACAGATGGGGAGCCCAATACTTTTATTATGTTCAATGGACAGTTTCATCATGCAGTAGATTATAAGAGACAAAAGGAAAGAGAAAATTATCGTATTATTCAAAATATATATTTTGCTGATGTAACTACACAGTTTACTCAAGAACTAATTCACATGGTCGATGACAACGATCTTAGATGGAATCATATAATCTTATACGAATTTTTAAATAACAATATCGTTTGGCGTACAGATGATCCTAAAATACAACAAGAAAAAGATAATTGGTTAAAAGGCGCCCCTACTATTTTACCTATTGAAACATATATGAATTATATTCAAGGAGAATAATGGATTTTACAAAAAGATTTTCGATTGCACATCCTGAAAAAGATATGGAAAATTGTCCAAATCATTATTATCTAATTTTTAAGAATACTCCAAAATCTATTTTGGATGAAATAGAAGATATATACTTTGGCAAAAACTTTTATTATACGTATAGGAGACAACGTAAGTTTCTTGGTAATGCTATGGGACAGGAAGCAACTGATGAACACATAGATAATCTTCTCCGTATACAAGAGGAATTTGGAGTTGAAGTTTCTCTTACAATAAATCAAACAGTTTGGCCGGATGAATTAATTTTAGACCAAGCATTACAAGATGAGTTTGTAGAATGGATTGGGGGATATTATGATAAAGGATTAAGAAGTTGTACTATCTCTTCCAAACATTTGATGAGGACAATGAAATTACAAAATCGATGTCCTAAGATGAAGTGGAAGAATACTGTAAATCATATAATATCTGATGGACAACAAGTAGCCGATACAATAGGAATTGGATATAACACAATACTTCTTGATCGTTCATTAAATAGAAACATCAAAGAGTTACGGCGCATAAATAAATTAGTACAAAGACAACCAAGACCAATAAAAACTTCACTTCTCGTATCAGAAGGGTGTTTATATAGATGTCCTTTTAAATTAGAACATGACATGGCATCAACAGTTATAGGTGCAAACTATTGGGGTGGTGATAATGCTCTTTCATCTCTTTCATGTAATAATTGGAAATCTGATGAAATGGATAAATTACCAAGAAATGGTATTGACATGGTTACTACTGATAAAGAAATGTTGGATCAGTATTTGGATAAGAAAGTGGGTGGAGTAGATATATTAAAAACTTCTGGTAGATTTGATGGTCGGCTATACAATACCTATTCAGAGGAGGATATTAAAAATCAGAATGTAAAATTGATGAGACAGTTTGGTACTTTAACCTCATCATCATTTAGTGATGTTTATGAAACTAATGCTGTTCCTTTTGATCAATGGTTAGTGCTTGTACCAACAAGTGAAGAAGCAAACTTAACAGTTGACAGATATCAAAAATTTCATGATATGCATTTACAGGATGAGATTTGGTTATCTGAAAAGGGTAAAAGATTGAATAGAATACTTTTAAATTGTAAATCACAATGTTATGATTGTCATGAATGTGAAAGAACATTTGGTGTTCCAGATTATGACAGTTCAATAAATGAAATTGATGCAGAAGAAAGATTTAACAGAGTAACTTAGGCAAAAAATGAAACAATATTTTTACGAAAATATGGAAGCTGTACCAATAGATTTGTGTAAACAAATAATAAAAGATTGCGAGACTTTAGAATGGATGCCAGCTCTACTGAATAGTCAAACATATCATGACAAAAGAAATTGTTTTATTAATGATACTGCAATGAATGGAGAAAGCGTCGAGAGATCTCAGGCTGCGACACCTGCATTGCAATCTTTAAAAGTTATTATGAACACATATTTGAAATCGGTCAATAAAAGTATATATAAAGGCGTTGATACTCCTGACGATTTTGCTGATATACAAGTTATAAAATACGCTCCATCTGAAGCCCCTGCTGGTACATTGCCACATTTTGATTGGCATACTGATGATGTGTGGACACAACCAACTCTAAATCTTATAAGAAAACTTACTCAAGTTGTTGTAATTAGTGACGGAGATAAAGATTTTGAGGGTGGTAAGGTAGAATTTGATCCTCTACATGGCGAACTTGATTATGATGGTCGTAAACAGGGATCAATGATAATGTTTCCGTCTTTTTTAAAACACCGTGTACTTGATGTAACAAGCGGAATTAGATATGCAGTTAATGGATGGTCATACGGCCCCTCTTGGAGATAATTTGTGAATATATTAGGAATAGCGGGAGCTATTGGGTGGGATGGTAATTGGAGCATGATTAATGATGTGGATTATTGGGTTCATGGATCAGGCGCTACGTTATTTGTTGATGGTGAATTAAAGAATGCTTTATCTGAAGAACGACTGACAAGAATTAAATATGATGGGCGTTATCCTGAAAATGCTATAGAAAAAATTCTGACAGAGAATAATTTAACAAATGAGGATGTTGATGTGGTAGCATACGTTGCGGGGGCGGTATTATTGTGTTATTCATTGAAGTTGCGTGGATATTTAACAACAACTTTAAAAAACTTATTTCCCAATGCACGTATAATAACTGTTGATCATCATATAGCCCACGCCGCAGCTTCTTTCTTAACATCAGGATTTGAAGAAGCTAATGTTTTTACATTTGATGGAGCCGGTGATTTTCATCCAGACCAACAATGGGATGCTCCTAAGTTAAATAATACTTCTTTCTATAATGCTTCACGTAAAGATAAATCACTTACTAATATTAACAATACTTACATAAACGAAGAGGGAACAAATTCATTTGGAGGAGTCTATTCAGAATACTCTATAATGATATATGAGATGAAAGTAAATGGGGTAATTCCATCTGAAGAGGATGTAGATCAAGTTACCGAAAATTATACCCAAATTATGAAGAAAGTACTGAACCTTCATTCGTTCTCCGATTTTGTTGATATAACTAATTATAAAAGTAATATTGAAGATGATATATATGACAATCCAAAATTACGAGAAACCTATCCAGGTAAAATTATGGGGTTGTCGGCATACGGTAATCATGAAAATATAGATGCTCCAGATATCTATGAGTTGATTTTTGAAGATGATTTTCCTGTTATTAAGGTTGATAAGGAAACTAAACTACACATAATACAAAATAGTAAAGATTATTTACCAGAAGATTTGGCAGATTGGCTACAATATAATTTTGAAAAATATTTGTTATTATATCTTAAAAATATTCCTGAAGAAATTAAAACTAAAAAATTATGTCTTGGTGGAGGATGTGCATTAAATATATTAGCCAATTCTAAAATTATTTCTGAAGGTATATATGAAGATGTTCATGTGAATACTGCTCCTAATGATGACGGCCTAAGTTTTGGGGCAGCTGCATGGGCCGCTACACGGATGGAAGAAGATTTAGTATTACCATTGAATCAAGGATGTTTAGGTGGTTCATATAGTGATGAATATATAAAAACTTGTTTAGAAAATTATAAGGAATAAAATGGAATTTTACGATAATGAATCAATGTTCGAATTAGGTTCAAAAATGAAAGTTCGCGTTGAAATGATTGGTGGGGATGATCCTCATGGTGGGGGTTTTCGTGGGGGGAAATATCCAGTTGTTATTATAGATGATGTATATAAAGACCCAGACAGAATATCCGATTTCGTAAATACATTACCTGTACCACTTGCAAACTGTAATTATGAAAAATATTATGGTAATAGAATAACGATTGATAATTTTATAGGAAACGAGAATTTTTTAAATACATTAGCTATGTTATTATTACATAAATTAGAAATGACGGATATGATAACATACGACACAGCAACTAATAATAATCAGTTTTGTGTAAATATTATTCACAATGATAAAGAACATGGCGTGACGGGGACTCAAAGAAAAGAATCTTATATTCCACATTCAGATCCTTCCCTCATTACTTCTATACTTTATTTAAATAAAGATGATGAATTAGAAACTAATGGTACAGGCATATACAGACACATAAAATCTGATTTAGTTGGTTATCCTCAAGATGATTTACAGTCGGATTGGATAACTGATTGTGAGAAAAAAGGTGGAGCACCCATTGATAACTCAACAATGCGGATGAAAAAAGAAGTACTAGAAAACGCGCCTGTTGAATTAAAGTATGATGAATGTATTTTCGCGAATAATGATGAGTGGGAATTGTTGTGGGAGTCTACTGGCAAATATAATCAAATGGTATCTTATATGGGCGGAATGTTTCATTCAGCATTGTTTGATATTAAAGAATTAATAGATATAAAGAGACTTTCTCAAGTTATATTTTGGAATTTTGAACCAGCACAGATGCAACCTATGCATGACAATCGGCCTGTCATTTCTCCACGAAATGTCATGGGAGAAACATTACCTCAAGTGAACTGATAATGAATTACACATATTACGAAGATTTTAATAAATTGTGTCAACTTATTGTTGAAGATTTATTGGAAAACAAAATAATCGGATGGTTTCAAGGCAAAAGTGAATTTGGTCCAAGAGCTTTGGGAAATAGATCTATATTAGCTAATCCAATTATTAAAGACAATAAAGACTATATTAATGAAAGAGTGAAACATAGGGAGGGGTGGAGGCCTTATGCACCAATCATGTTAGAAGAATATATACACGATTGGTTTGATATTCCAAAAAATTCTTCACCATATATGTTGTTTAATGCTCAAATTTTGTCAGAGAAAGAAGGTCAAGTACCGGCAGTAATCCATGTAGACGGTTCGGCTAGAATACAAACTGTAACTGAAGAATTAAACAAACCGATTTTTCAGTTATTGACCGAGTGGAACAAAAAAACTAATGTTCCTATATTATTAAATACATCATTTAATGTTGATGGTGAACCTATAGTAGAGTCTCCTGAAGACGCAATAAAAACTTTTATGGGTACAAATATAGATGTTTTAGTTATAGGAAATTATAGAGTTACAAAATAGCTACAGATTTCCTTTTCATATAAATAGTATAGAAACAACTATATCAACACTATACTATTTTAAAAGGAGAAGATTGTGGCATTGACCCTCCAAAAACAAACTGTTAACATTGCATTAGATCAAGGTTGCACGTTTGAAAAAGTAATCTACGCACAAAATTCTGTTAGCCAGAATGTCACTATTTCTACAGGCACTTGTGCCGCAAAGATGCGTCAATCTTACTATTCATCAAATAATGTTACTACTATAACTACCGCCGTTGCAGGATCAAATGTAACAATCTCATTGACTGCGACACAGACTGCAGCTCTTTCCCCTGGAAATTATGTTTACGATGTTGAATATACACAATCGGGTGGTACAATAGTAGAAAGATTGGCCGAAGGAATTATAACGATATCTGCAGAGGCAACGAAATGACACAACCAACTACTAGAACAACTTTTAAAGATTATTGTAAACGGAAACTTGGATGGCCAGTAGTAGAATTGAATATTGATGATGACCAAGTAGAAGATTGTATCGATGATTCTCTCCAATTTTACCAAGAATATCATTTTGATGCAACCGAAAATACATTTCTAAAACATCAAATATCAGGCTCTACTCTCAAACTAGCGGGAGCTCCAACTGGAACTTTTTCAAATGGTGAAATAATTACTGGTGGAACAAGTGGTGTTCAAGCAACAGTACACGCATATCATAGTGCTAATACTACTTTAAGATATAAAGGCCCAGAAGTTAAATCGGGAGGGGATGGTAATACGTTTTATGCAAATACTACTACAACATTCTCTACTGGCGAAACTATTACAGGTAATACAAGTTCAGCAACCGCAACAACTCATGCATCTACTGCAACCGCAATAGGTGACTTTGATAACAAATACATATCGATAGCCGAAGCAATTATTGGAGTTCGAAGAATTATTCCTTTTTCTGATAATTCTAGAACTAATTCCATGTTTTCCTCTAAATATCAATTTGCACTATCTGAAATGCATTCATTGGGAAGCGGTGGTTTAGCAAGTTTTGAAATTGCACAAGAATATTTAGCGTTGATTAATGAAATGTTTACAGGTCAGCCATCATTTAGATATAATCGACATGCAGACAAACTATATCTTGATATTTCATGGGGATCAGATGCCGACATAGATGATTTTATTGTTGTTGAAGTAGATAAAATTCTTGATCCGGCCACGTATACCGATATTTGGGGTGATATGTTTCTCAAAAGATATAATACCGCATTGATGAAAAAACAATGGGGTCAAAATCTTACAAAGTTTGAGGGAATGCAATTGCCGGGTGGAGTAACAATGAATGGAAGACAACTTTATGATGATGCAACTACAGAACTTGAAACCATTCAAACAGAAATGTCACTACGGTATGAACTACCAATCGATCATCTAATAGGATAATAAATGGCGACAAATCAGTATTTTAATCTGCATGGTACAAATACACCAGAGCAAAGATTAATAGAAAATTTGAATATTGAGGCAATACAGACTTTTGGAACAGATGTATATTATTGTCCAAGAACATTGAATGATGAAGATACATTAATGGGTGAGGACAATACTGCATCTTATAATAGTGCTCATACAATTGAAATGTATATTAAATCCATAGACGGATTTGAGGGTGAGGGTGATTTCATTTCTAAGTTTGGAATACAAATAAAAGATCAAATTACCTTTACTGTCGCAAGACGCAGATGGGCGGAATTGAATGTTCAGGGTGAGGGAAGGGCTACCGCACCGGCAGGGGGAGATTTGATTTATTTTCCTCTTACTGGAGCATTATTTCAAGTAATGTTTGTAGAAGATGAAACTATATTTTATCAAACTGGTGGATTACAGACTTATGATCTTCTATGTGAGATGTTCTTTTATTCTGATCAATCACTTAATACTGGTATTGAAGATATAGATGCAATTGAACGAGCACAATCTTATTCGATTGATTTTACAATGAATACGGGTAGTGGTAACTATACTGTTGGTGAGCAAGTCTATCAGGGGGCATCACTCGCCGCTGCTACAGTCAAAGGAGAGGTGGCCAGTTGGAATGCAACTGATAAACTATTAAATCTCATAAACATGACAGGTAACTTTTCTGGAGTTGTAAATATTGTTGGTGACAGTTCTAGTGCATCTTATTCTATTACTTCTTTTGATGCTCAATCATCGGCCGCAGATACACAAGAGACTGCAAGTAATGTAGAAATAGAAGCCGCGGCAGATGCTATTATTGATTTCACCGAAGGTAATCCATTCGGGAGTCTATAATGTTAGGAACAACTTATTATCATGAAACTATTAGAAAATATGTGGCAATTTTTGGTACACTTTTTAATGATATAAACATTCAAAGGAGAAATTCAGCTGGTGTTATAACAGAACAGATCAAAGTTCCTATTTCATACGAAGCCAAAGACAAATTAATTCTTCGAATGAGAGCAGTTCAGGCCGATGGAGGAGTTGCAGCTAGTCTTCCAAGAATGGGTTTTATTATGAACGGAATTACTTATGATGGAGTTAGAAAATTAAATACAATGGGTCAAGTGTATGCGGCCAATACTGCCGCGTCTACAAGTACACTTATGAAACAATTTAATCCTGTACCTTATAATTTTGATTTTGTTTTGACTGCAATGGTGGACAGTTCAGAAGACGGCGCACAAATTTTTGAACAGATTGTTCCTTTTTTTACTCCAGAGTTTACAGTTAGTGTGAATCTAGTTCCGTCTATGAATGTTAAGCCTGATCTTTCTATAGTATTAAATAGTACTACAGTTGAAGATTCATACGAAGGTGAACTCTCTTTAAGGAGAGAGATTATATGGTCATTTACTTTTGTACTAAAAGGATATATCTATCCAGATATTAAGTCGGGATCAGTTACCAAAAGTGTGATTGTGAATCTTAGAATGCCTACAGAAGAAGCAGAAGTTCCAGAATATATTATTTTAGAAGATAGCACAGATTTTTCAGTTAACTATTTACTTTTAGATGCGGATGCGGGTTCACCTGAGGCAACAGGAATAATGAAATTCATAACAGAAACTAGTTCAGCAGGAACAGGAGCAGCGGGAATTAAATCAAGATTAACAGTTACACCCGGACCAGGAGATGTCACCGCAAATGATGATTTTGGTTATACACAAACTTTTGAATATTTTAATGACAATATAGATGTGAATTTGACAACTGGATTAGATGTGAATCTGTAGAATGTTTTTTCGGATTCTTTTAGTAATTTTAATGTTGGCTTCTTTTACAGAGGCATTGGCAGACACACATCCGAATCAACAAGTAGTACATGAAATAGTTCCAAGAAGTCAAAAGGAAGTATATAAAACTGAAGATATCTTATTGTTATTTAAGTCTTGTTATGAAGCTATTCAGTTTTTAGCTGGTACAAAATATAAAAGACACAGCCAAAAATTAACTGAAATAGATGTATCTAAACAATGTTTTTGTATATGTGATAAGGTTAGGGAAAAACATAACCCTACACAATTTTTAGAAAAATCACCTCTAGAAATACATAATATTATTACTCCTCTAGCCAATGATTGTTTAAACGAACAGGGCCAGTCTTGGTATGATGATGTAGAACCTGATAAGGAGAAGAAAGATGACAGTAGATGATCGTATAGATGAAATATTAGAAATTACAAGTTTAGTTCCAACTCCGGAAATAAAGCCGGAGCCTGCATCAAGAATTAAACCAAATTCTGATAGTGATGTTAAACATGATGACATTGATTATAATTATGCCCGTGAAAATTACTACAATCTAATCGAAAGAAATCAAGACGCAGTAGAAGAGATGTTGGAGATTGCTAAACAATCTGAACATCCACGTGCGTTTGAAGTAGTTGGTCAATTAATTAAATCTGGATTAGATGCAAATAAAGAATTAATGTCTCTACATAAAACCAAAAAAGAACTAAGTATTGAAACAAATAGTAGTGTTAATGTTAATAATGCAGTCTTTGTGGGATCTACTGCCGAATTACAAAAACTATTAAAGGCGAAGCGTGGCTAGCGAAAATTATCTTGGAAACCCCAATTTAAAAAATGTTGGACAAAAAATAGAGTGGACAGAGGAAACCCTTACTGAATATATGAAATGTAAGGAAAATCCTGAACACTTCATAGAGAGTTATGTCAAAATTGTTCATGTAGATAAGGGTTTAGTTTCATTTGATATGTATGATTATCAAAGAGATATGATACATAAGTTCAATGATAATCGTTTTGTAATCTGTAAAATGCCTAGACAAACAGGCAAGTCTACTACGATCATCAGTTTTTTACTTCATTACATCCTGTTCAATGAAAGTGTTAATGTTGCTATCCTTGCTAACAAAGGAGCAGTGGCGAGAGAACTTCTTTCAAGATTACAACTTGCATACGAACATCTACCTAAGTGGTTACAACAAGGTGCGGTTGTATGGAACAAAGGTAATATTGAAGTAGAGAACGGCTCTAAGGTTATCGCCGCAGCAACTTCAAGTTCAGCTGTTCGTGGTAGTTCATTCAATATTATTTTTCTTGATGAGTTTGCACACGTACCACAAAACATAGCAGAACAATTTTTCACCTCTGTTTATCCTACAATTTCTTCTGGTGAATCTACTAAAGTTCTTATTGTTTCAACTCCACTTGGTATGAATATGTTTTACAAAATGTGGATTGAATCGATAGAAAAAAGAAATGATTATGTGCCAATTGAAGTACATTGGTCAGAGATGCCAGGACGTGATGAAAAATGGAAAGAAGAAACAATACGTAATACTTCTGAAGTACAGTTCACTCAAGAGTTTGAATGTGAATTTGTGGGATCAACGTATACATTAATTGCTCCATCA